TCGGCAGGTGTGCGGGATTGCGCCTGACGCAATCTCAGTCTCGCAGGGGACTGACACTAGCACATCGTCGAAGACGTTGCGGTGGTAGAGGATAGCGTGGGTTGTGACCATCCCCCTAACGGTGAAAAGCTGCCCGCCCGCATGCTCGGTGAATCGAAGCGCTGGCGTTGCCGGACGCCAGTTAGCACGACACCCGCCGAGGTTCACGGTGTTCCAGTGCGGAGCTTTGGCTAGCGTCTTAAAGAGGAAGTCGTGAAGCTGATCCGAGTTGACTGGCACTGCGTCATCCTCCAGCACTAGCACACCTTCGGCATCCTCTGCCGCCGCCATAGCAATAGCCCTTCGGTGGGAGGCAGCACACGCTAGGTCGCAGAGTGCCACCCTCTGCGGTCCTTGAATGCTAGGGCTGATCTGAACTCCGGGAATGAACTCCAGGTCGATAAATTGATTGAGTCCGCTAGCATCCCACGCGGCGTCTAAATCCTTGCGCCTGTCCGCTCGGCTAGGGAGGCTGATACAGAAAGCCTTCAGCCTCATGGCAGCATGTACGCGGTCGTCGCTTGCGCTACTACGATTTCAAGATAGCCGCTAAGCGGAGTAGCCGTGGTGCGGTCATATACGGGAGCGGCGCTGAGCGCTTTAACGTGCAAGAAAGAGCCAGGCCCTGACACGGCTTGCAGGGTGTTGTACCTCCAAGACGTAGTTAGGCTATCGAAGTAGTAAACAGGCTGAGGTGCGCCGTCCAGCGCTACACATGCTCCTGGCAGAAGGCGCAAGGCCGTGTTTAGGTCGAGAGGTTCGCTAAGCGCTCCGGTAGTAATTTGCCACGCCAAGACGTAAGGCGTTTTGTTATACATGGCTAGCATCACTGGAGGGCGCGAAGTGCCTACTACCGTGCCGCCTTCCGGGTCCAGACCTGACGTGTTCCAGCCGCCGTAGCATACCCAGTATCGGTGAGGGTGTGTTGAGCTAGTGGTTAGCGGGTCGAGCGAAAGCGTTAGCATGTTGCGCGAAGTATCCAGCGCACCTGCTTGACAGTTCAGCGGCCAGAACTTAGCAGCCGCCGCACGGGTAGCTCCTGGAAAGCTAGTAGAAGCCTTGCCTCCCGGCTCTACCGAAACCGTGAAATTGCCGCTAGCAGTAGGCGTCTCAGGGGTGACGACGACTCCCGCGGCTACGCGAAGAAAGGGCTGTGCGATCATGCCCCGACAGTACGCGTTAGCGCTTCAAGGTCAAGTCCTCGCGTTTGAATGGTAGCGTCAGGGTTAGCAGGCACCGCCACCAGACTGATCTCGAAGAGATAGGCTTTGGAGATTGTCCGCCCGTCAGGCTCGTAAACCCAGATGCCGCCGATGGACAGCGTGCGAAGGGACTTCTCCATGAGTGCGAACCTAACGTGCCGCATCTCTGGGGAGTTAGAGACTTGGCCCTGCACGAACAGACCCTTGTCGTCCTCCCTGACAATCGTGTAGTGCCCGGCGATGTTGTCCACCGACATTCGGTGGTCCGTTAGCATCACGGGGTTAGTCATAAACTGCCGGATGCTTTCGCGGAACGCCCCGACCTGAATGTTATCGCCCTGACGGTCAGTAGGGGTGACGTGCGCCCATGTGCTAGCGTACCCGGCAAAGCTCACGTCAGTGTAGTCTACCACCGCCCCCGTCCGCTCGTCTTTCACTGCCACGCCCTTTGCGTTAGCCTCTTCCATGAAGTGCCCGCGGGAGGCGTGTTCAACGCGGCGGGATTCGTGCGGTGTGTCGGTAACGGTTAGCGCATCCGCTGCTACCGAAACCTCGCAGCCCGTTACCGCAATCTTGCCGTCTAGCTGAAGCCCTACCCTGACGGTAGCCACCCCGTTTGCAAGACTTGCAACAACGCCGACTAGCTTGGACTGCCCTGACATGAACGTCACCGATTTGCCGACCGGACTATTGTCCGAGGGCGGAGGGTTAGGGGCGGGCGCGTCTTTCTTTGCAGGGACGCCAGGGAAAATGAAGATGGCCATGGCGCGGAGTTTGCACCCTAGCGGTCAGCTTGTCAATGCCCTGCCTACGAGGAGGGAGGTGGCTCGTTCACGCGGGCGGGAACGGGTCTGCCTCTATCCTCCCACGTCCCAATCCCAGTGCCCTGACGAAGCGGAAGGTTAGGCACCTGCCCGCGCACCGTCTTGAAGCCTGACGCAATAATTGCCCCGGTGTGGTTAGGGTGGAAGCGCAAGTCCCCCGCGTAGGCGATCGGTACGTTTTTGATATTACAGGTTGGCACGCCGCGGAAGGTAGGGATGCCGGGTTCGATAGCCTCGCAGCCGCTAACGCTAACGTGGGTCACAACCTGACTGTCTCGCATGCCGCGAATGACGGCTTTGTCGGCGGCGCGGCCTAGCTCCGTGCGGACAATAGTGGGGACGCGGTTAGTGGCGATCTGAGGAATCCGCAGCCGCACCGTCTGCATAACTTCGAAC